TGCCCGTAAGCCACAATAGTAACATAGGACTTGCAGGACTGTATCGCGTCGTATATAGCCATGCCAGCCTGCCACCCACCTCCAATGCTTTGCATATTTATTCTTATTTCATTATCACTTAGAGAATCCAGATGTCTTATATTCTTTACAAAGTTTATAGCCATCCGGTAATCTACACCGGGATCATCTTCGCCATTGTCTTTGGCTGAATGTAAGTAAATCTCCCTATTTTTAACATCAATTCCGTAGTTATGTATTTCTCCAATACTATCTCTAACGTTTGACATCTTTTTCCTTATGAAATAATTCGTTAAGTCTTTTGAATATACTATTGCATACTACAAAAGCGTTCTGTTTATTTCCACAGAATAATATTTTTGTATCATACCATATCTGGAACTCTACAACACATTTTAGCAAGTATTTGCCAGTTACTTTTACCTTG